GTTTGAACTCCTCACTTCTTTTTATGTAATCATCTTCAAAGAAGACAATCTCAACCTCTTTTGATACTCCACTTCTAACAAGAGTGACTTTAATCGATGGAACAGTTGTATATTTGTAACTTTTCTCACTTTTCTCAACTGCTATGACATCATCAAGGCAGAATGTAACATCATTTGAATAATCAGTGAAGAACTTACTTTTGCCCATTGGTTTGGTTCGATTCGTATGAACGTATTATACAATAAAAAACCACCCCCGTCAAGCAGAGGTGGTGGGACAGTTCCCTCAACCTATGTCCTGTGGATGATCTAGATCATGATCTTCAACTGTACCCATTGGACCTTTGTGACTATTCATCAGAATCTCAACCTCAGCATCACGAATCTTCCACTCCTCAAACTTAGATTGAAGATCTTCATCCATCGTGAGATCATATTCATCACAGACCTTACGTTGCTCTTCTTCAAGCACCATATCAGTGAATACCAATGACATAGCACCACTACGAATAGAACTGGGAGACATACCCACACAGAGCATGAACTTCTCAAACAGTTTGAAATACTGTTTGGCATTCAGATCAGCAGCAGGTGCTGTGATCAGGAAATGCTCTTCAGGGAGAAAGTCATCAGCACCAAGGTGAGATGCAAATCCACGATTATAATCGTGAGTGTAAGTAGCATCAAACTTGAATTGAACTTCTGCTTCGTAGGTCATGATGTCTGATGTAGATAAGGTTATTATACAATAAAAAACCACCCCCGTCAAGCAGAGGTGGTCAGTTTAGGAGGTGGTCATTTCCTAATTAACTCCTAATTTATTTCAAATTAGGAGTTGATATCAACCAACTGAAGGAGCAATCAAGGCCACAGATGTGGACTCAGATGCTGCAAGATCAAGCGGGAAGTTATGCGCGTTTCTTTCGTGCATAACTTCCATTCCGAGACCTGCTCTGTTGAGGATGTCTGCCCAGGTGTTGACGACACGTCCTTGGGACTCGACGATTGACTGGTTGAAGTTGAATCCATTGAGGTTAAATGCCATGGTGCTTACGCCCAATGCAGTGAACCAGATTCCTACAACCGGCCATGCGGCAAGGAAGAAGTGCAGTGAACGGGAGTTGTTGAATGATGCGTATTGGAAGATCAAACGACCGAAGTAACCATGAGCGGCTACGATGTTGTATGTCTCTTCTTCTTGTCCGAACTTGTAACCGTAGTTCTGAGATTCCGTTTCAGTCGTCTCACGAACCAGAGAGGACGTAACAAGCGAACCGTGCATAGCACTGAATAGTGAACCACCGAACACACCAGCAACACCGAGCATATGGAACGGGTGCATGAGAATGTTATGTTCTGCTTGGAAGACCAACATGTAGTTGAAGGTTCCCGAAATACCCAAAGGCATAGCATCGGAGAACGAACCTTGACCAAAGGGGTAGACCAAGAATACTGCGGACGCAGCCGCAACAGGAGCAGAGTATGCGACACAAATCCAGGGTCTCATACCCAAGCGATAGGACAGTTCCCATTCACGTCCCATATAGGCATAGATGCCGATAAGGAAGTGGAAAACTACGAGTTGGAAAGGACCACCGTTATACAGCCACTCATCAAGTGATGCGGCTTCCCAGATGGGATAGAAGTGAAGACCAATTGCGTTGGAAGATGGAACAACTGCACCAGAGATGATGTTGTTGCCATACATGAGTGAACCAGCGACGGGTTCACGGATGCCGTCGATGTCCACAGGGGGAGCAGCGACGAAGGCGACGATGAAACAGATAGTTGCTGCCAACAGAGTTGGAATCATCAGTACGCCGAACCAACCGACATAGAGGCGGTTATTGGTAGAAGTTACCCACTCGCAGAAAGATTCCCACGAAGAGGTTGATTGTTGTCTTGAAAGAGTTGTAACCATTGTTTTAAACAAAAAAGTAAGATCATCAGGGAGATGATGGTTTTACTATTTCCCAGACACCCTCAGTCTGGGATATGAAAGACGTGTTTAAACACCCTATAGGTCTTGGTTTAAGGAGTGTAAAGAAGCGTTAAGAATTGTGTTGGTTTCTTAACCTGCCGATGTATTTAGTATAGCAGAGAGTCTGGTTTTCGTCAATCCCCTAAATTAGAGTAGAAATACTTAGACAGGTGCTGGTGCATGGTCGGTAGGTTTTCCGAGTGCCTGAGTATCCTACCATACTTTTGGATCCATGCGTCAACTTTCCTTTGACCAATCGGGAAAGATGGTTTGAAATACTCCACCAGTCTCTTATTGACGTTGGTGTAACCAGACCCTGCAAGGATGTATACGATAGGCATATGCTCAGGAGGAAACCCATCTCCAGAAAGCATGATCTGTTGAATGTCAGCATGAGCACCTTTGATCGGATACTCTACTTCAGAAACTGCTCTCCAGAATCGAGTGTCCCTACGACTAGAATAATAATAGTGTGCTTCAACAAACTCTCGCCAACCATCCATGTGCTCTGCCATGTTGAAGTTGTATCGATCTCTAGCGAATCTTGCTGGTAGTGTGCCCTCTCGTAAGATGTCAAGCAATGCAAGGATGCCATGGTGTGTATTGAATAGACCTGTAGATTCTAGAGGTTCGATAAAACCATATGACAGACCGATAGAAATACAGTTATCTACCCATGCATCTACACGTCTACCATTTTTAAAATTTACAACTTTAAAATCATCATATCCAAATTCATAAGCAGCAGCATCTTGAGACTGAAACTGTGAGGAGAATACATATCCTCTACTAATAAAATCCCAAGTGGGAATAGTCCACTGCCATCCTGCAGTCATACCCTTTGCATTTGTATATGAAACCATCTCTTTATCCTTATCTGTATACTCAGTGCGAGTTACAAGAGCAGTATCTGTAAGGATTGTATTGTATTTGATATACTCACTATTGGTGAGGATGGAATTTTGTCCTGAGCAGTCGATGAAAAGATCTGCTGAAACTTTAGTCCCATCTACAACGATATTATCAATACCAGTAGAGCGATTTACTTTCTTTACTTTGCCTTTGATGCACTTGACATCTTTGCAGAATCTATTCTTCAGATAATTCACAAAAGAAAATGCATCGATGTGGAATGATCTATCCTTCGACAAACAGTATTCACCAAGAATAGGATCTTTCAATGGCAACTTACCTTGCTCTGCCACTGTAACAAATGGCATAAAGACTTCAGCAAACGATGGCAGATTCTCGGGGAAGTATTCCTTTGCAATCATCCATTCGTTGTAATCATTCTCTGGTTGAAACTGTCCATTAGGATAATGAAAAACGCTGCCCACAGAAGCAAAGTCTTCAAACCTAGAAGAAGATTTGAATGTTGCTCTGGAAGCAGCGATAAACTCTTCATCAGAGATATCCATATACTTTAGATACTGATCAAAGTGTGGTGTTGTAGATTCACCCACACCAATAGATTCACCATTACTAATCATGGTGATATTCCATTTAGGAAACGTCTTACACAAAGCAGCGGCAGACATCCAACCAGATGTGCCGCCTCCTACGATAACAATCTTCATACTAAAACTAATTTTTCAGTATAATCCCAAGCATATACTTCACGATTTCCTTTGATGCCCCAACCCAACCATCGATAAGCAGGTTGCATATAATACGATATGCTTTGTCCACCACCTTCAAATACAGGAAGGTTACTTTGGAAGATAGGTTCGTTAATCATCCAGCGAGTTTGACCTTCTAGACTACTAGGGTCACAAACATACTTGGCACAGAAGTTTCCAAGACCTTTGTAACGACCGATAGAAGTCCACTGAATCAAACCATAACCACCACTCAGGCAGTTCTCATATGAAACGCGAGCGCCACCTTCGCAGATGTTAGGAATAAACTTACTCTCCTGCTTAATATTACCCATGATGGTAGCAAGAGCATTACGATCACTAATCTTGGTATGTTTTTGCAACTCTTCTAAAACAAACTGCTCTTCTGGAGTGCAATCTTCACACTTCCATGTAAGATTATATTGTATTGTAGGGATATCTTTGTTGAGGTTTGCCTCTTCTACTTCTGGAGGTGCAGTCATTGGAGCATACGATGCAAAGGCAGCGAGACCTGCGACTCCTAGGATTGTAAAATGCATAATCTTCATTATATTTACCCATTCATTATAGCATATAAAAAAGAGGGGTGTCAACTGATAGTGGCCAGTTACCCCTCTGTCATACGACGACGATACGTTTTTATTTAGGTCACCAAAGTCCAGGAATGATTTGTCCTGTAAGAGCGTATGCTCCAAGAGCAGCGACCACTCCGATCATTGCTGCCATACCGTTGATGCGTTCTGCGTTTTCATTCATGAGTTTTGCTCCTGTGTTTTGTTGTAGATAATGACTCTGCCATTTTCATGTGTGAATACTAATTCATCATCATGTGCCCAGCAGAGCTCTTCGTAAAGGGCATTTAGTTTCTCCATGTCTTCATAGAGAGCGTTAGTATTAGGCATCGATTATAGGATTTTTATTCAACAGATATTGGATAACCGTTTCAGGTCCTGTCGTGGTATAAGGATCGTCAGGACAGTTGTCCTCCTTTCCTGGTTCTTCCCACAGTTTTTCAATGATACAATCATTTACAACTGCAGCATATCGCCAAGAGCGATAACCGAAACCCAAATTTTCTTTCAATACCAATTGATTCATAAGACCAGTAAACATACCGTTACCGTCTGGAATCATTTGGACCATGTTAATACCAAGAGACTCTGCCCATGCATTCATAACAAAAGAATCATTAACCGAGACACAATAAACATGTGTGATTCCAAGATTTCTTAAGTTTGGATACGCAACTTCATAAGATGGTAGTTGCTCATTAGTGCAAGTAGGAGTGAAAGCACCAGGAAGACCGAAGACTACGCAGCGTTTACCGCCAAAAAAATCTACAGTCTCCCTTTCAATCCACTCACGTCCTTCTCTAATATTGAATGTAACGTTAGGTACTTGCATGATGTGGTTTGTGCTCGTGATCTAATGGTTTGGACGACTCAAATGGGGTTCGCGACAGATTTTTAATTACAACGAATGCGTCCTTATTATATTTACGCACACCGTATGGAGTTGCCCACTTTTTGTTGTAATCCTCACCTTGATGGATACCAGAGACAACAGTGCCTCCAATTTCAATCACGATGTTATCATGTCGTATATCCCAACCAAGTTTATCAATGGTTTCCCAGAGGTCATCTTGTGAAAATTTCATAATGTGATTTAGATAATCCCGAAAATTAGTTTACCAGTAATTGCATAAGAAATCAATGCCGAAACAAAACCAAGCATGGCAGCGCGACCATTGAGTTTTTCTGCTCTCTCAGCATAGGTCTCAATACCATATCTGTCAAGGGATTCCTTTGACATATACATGGTAGGTTCTTTGGCAAACAAGTTTTGTTGTCCTTGCTCGTTAGTCGTTACAGTCATTTCCTTTTGTAAAGATTTATGTCCTAATTATATAGGAAAGATTAAGAGTTGTCAAGTGTTTTTAAATATTAGTATTTGCAATGACATAAAAAAGGACTCGTAATGAGTCCTGTTTAGGTCTAACATGCACGCCACCAATTCTTTAAAAGGATAAATTGGAAACCCTGTTGCGTCGTCGAGTGTATTTACATCTCTCATGCGGTGACACACCATCTAGTTTAGAGTCTATTGGCAAAGACTAGGAGAATGTAATCACATCATCTCCTTGACCAAGACCTCCAATTCCTAAGTCAACAGGTTGTGCTGCTTGAGGAAAATACTCGGAGTCATACATTTCCATCACACGATCAATACCATCCAACTTAAATGAGAGGTTATGCTCTTTGGGAAGTTGGCGTTCGATTGCTTTCACACCTTGATAGTGACGCCAGATCTCCATCTGAAGACCAGGATCAACATCGTTTTCCATAGCGTCTTTGACGCATTCTTCGAGTGCTTTGATTGCTTTTTGATAAGATGTCATGGTTTTACTGAGTCGCGAATGTAACATGGGACACCTGCAGGATCTAACCATTTGGTGTATTCAAAATCTTCCATAGCAAGACTGATTTGCATACCATTGTCACAGAGATACATGTCTTTGTAACGTCTGGTCCACTCATCAAACTTCTGGATTCGATAGTCGGGGAACCCGTTTTCGAGATCCCCAACAGAGACATATCGATAGGGAGTGCGCTCTAGGAGCACTTTCACGTTAGACATAATGTAGTGTTAGGTCGGTTTCAAGTTTGGTTAAAAGGATATCATAATCCTCATCTACATCACCATAAAAATCAACACCTTTCTCCTCATAATGTTTCACAACTTTATTATAAAGGTTAGGATACTCGATGTCAAGTGTCACTCTTCTGTCAACTGCATCCCAAAGGATGTCAATGGCAGTCGAAAATTTTTGTGTTGTAGTCATAGACTTTACCTCTATCGGACCAGTTTGCCCCGAAGGGCAACGAGTCAGGCAGGAATCGAACCTGCGACCAACGCATTAGAAGTGCGTGGCTCTATCCGCTGAGCTACTGACCCAAACGGTAGTCTGGTCTTCTTCCATTTCAGCAAATCGATGCAACTGATCAACAAATAAGTCAAACAGTGTGTCATCAATACTCAATTCATTTTCATAGAACTCTGTGCTCATTGGAAAACTCCCTTGACTACCCTATAATTATAGCAGACGACTCAGCGAGCGTCAAGCGTCAGGTGTGCCAGTTTTGAAATAGTCTTTACGCATGTACCGACCAAGGATGTTTGAGTTGTAAAACGCTGGTGTGCCATCGTCAAATGCCTCCGTAAGTACATTATTGAGAAATAATTGTCGGGTCTCTTCAAAGTTTGTGAGTCCCTTGGTGTTATGTAGGCTAATTATATCCCGCTTATAGGCAAGATTCCCGAACCGCTTTCGCTCTTCAGATAATTCAGCACTGCTTCCGTAGTAACGTTTCCAGTCACTTTCAGACTTAACTCTCCTACCTCCACTTCTAGGCTTTCGTAATTGGTGGAAGTATTTTCTACCGATGTATCTTTTGCCAGTAAGGCTATTTGTAATACAATAGACAAACCCATAATAATTGTCAATGTCTTTAGATAGAAAAGGTTGTCCATCATAAATCCAGGGGTTTTCATACTCAGTTTCATTTTCATTAGTCGGTTTCTCCGTCGTCATCGTATGTGTATACTCGTCTCACATTCTCTCTATCTAGGTAAGATTCTGTGTCCGAATATACTTCTGCCTTGAGCTCTTGGAGAGCAATCTCAAGATCGTGAATCAGAACTTTTAAATGGTTTTTATTCATAACCCTCCACAGTGTTAGTCTATTGTCAATAACGATATTCGTCAAGTATATTAAGAACCTCGTTAAGAGATTGATTAGCACCATCATACCAAGACTGTGCTGTTGGCATAGGATGATCCTGACGACCTTCAAATAGCGAAGTTTTTAATTTATAAATCTTCGCTTTCAATTCATCTTTTGGAATGTTATTTCTAGGCATTACAATTTCTCCTGTAGGGATTTCCAATCTGCATCAAACTTTGCCAGTCCAGCATCGGTTAATATATGATCATACATCCGTTGGAAGATATCGTATGGCATTGTGCAGACATCAGCACCAACTTTAAAGCATTGAGGCACTTGACGAGTCTCACGAATAGAAGCAGCAAGCACTTCTGTTTTCATATTGTGAGTTGCAAAGAGATCTGCAATCTCCTCAATCAAACTAATACCATCCCAATACTGATCATTGAGTCTGCCAACAAATGGAGACACGTAAGATGCCCCCGCCTTCGCCGCTAGGATTGCTTGTCCCGCTGAGAAGACCAGAGTGACGTTAACCTTCATCTCTTCGTCTGAGAGCGCCTTACACGCTTTCAAACCCTCTCTCGTGCATGGCACTTTGATTGTGATGTTTGGACTGATGGCCATATAGTCCTCTGCCATCGCCAGCATCTCCTCAGCAGTCTCTCCAACCACTTCAGCCGAGACAGATGCAGTCCAAGGAAATATTGCCGAGATCTCTTTTATAACGCTTACTGGGTCTTCTCCTGCTGCTTTCATTAGACTAGGATTTGTTGTAACTCCATCAATCAATCCCGTAGCGTAAGCATGAGAAATGAGGTCTGGATCAGAACAGTCCAGAAAAATTTTCATAACTCTCCCTTATATTTGTCAGTATTTAGGATAGCACTTTCAATAAAAAAAGCACCCTAGGGGGTGCTTGATGTGTATTTCAACACACTACTTATGATATATCTTATTACCAATTACCAAGGCATCTAGGTCGGAAAATTCTAACAACTCAAAAGCATTTGAAAAATATCCTGCTATAGGTTTACCGTTATTATTCAAGGATGTATTTAATAATAGTGGCACACCAGTTTTATCTTTAAATCTTTTTAACAATTCATAGTATCCACCTACAGATTCATTCACAGTTTGTGCCCTGCAAGTACCGTCTATGTGTGTAATAGATCTAAATGTATCAGCATCTAAAGTTTTCATTGTATACAACATATACTCAGATGGTCCACTCCAAGAAAAATAATCAGAGATATCTTCTTCTAGGATAGATGCTCCAAAAGGTCTATACTCTTCCCTGTGTTTTACTTTCTGATTAATTATATCTTTACCATTAGGAATAGTTGGATCCATAAGAATACTACGATGACCCAATGCTCGTGGACCAATTTCACCATGCCCTTGATACCACCCAACAATTTTACCTTGTGCTAACATCTCAGAAGTTTTTTCAATTGTAGTTTCTGTTGGTCCTTCTGTAGGTGCTTCATCATCTTGCCAGAATGGGAATCCACTATTATCAAATTCTTCAGTATCAAAATATTTTCTTAAAAATTCTACTATACCAAGACTCAACCCACAATCAGAAGCATGTGGTGGCACTATTAAATTAGGCACACTTCCCTTAATTTTTGTATTGATTAAAATATTTTGAGCAATACCACCAGTAAAAGAAACACTTTTTGATCTTGTTTCTCTTGTTATATCAGAAAAATAATTGGCAAATATATTTTCAGTAGCAGTATGAAACAATCTCAACAAATTTAATTGCTCTTCTCTAGACTCTTCCCAGAATTTATCATAAGACCATACATGTTTGATATCAAAGATATCAAATTTTGAATACTTAGATAGTATTCTAGGATCATACTTGCCATAGGATTGAAGACCCATCATTTTTCCAGATCGATCATGAATGGAACCTTTGATATCAAACATGTGTGCAAACATATCACTGCCTATGATGCACCCAAAACTAGGACATTCGGGTTTTTGATATTTTTGAATTAGTGCATTGTCTTTAAAAATAGAATGAGTAGTTTCATCATCTCCCCAACCATCGAAAACAAGATCTAAATCTGCCTTTCCGATAGGCCAAATACTAAGGGCATGTGCTAGATGATGATCAACTCTAAAGACAGGACAATTAAATCCAAGAATTTTGAATGCTTCGATGTCTAGAGTTTCATATGGAATGGTGTCATCTGTTTTTAAGTTAGGATGAAAATCACAATCGATAACCATTCCAATAGCATCTACTTCAGAAGGATTGATATTCCATTTTTTTATTATCCTATACCAAGAAGTTAAGTCATCAAATGCATGATGTTTAATTTGATAATTTCTTTCTGTGCAGCAATATTTTACTTCTCTTCCATTGGTGTATGTGATGTTACTGTCATGCTGACACAATCTAAGACCAATGAATTTCATTATAAAGACTCAACTATATTATCTATTGTAGCATAAAAAAGGAGGTCCTATGACCTCCCAATTTACAAGTGTATCACTTCTTGTAAGTGCGACCGCGATAGCAGAATGTGCCATGGACTGAATCGCCTGACTGATCACACGTATACTTAACACCACGATAGGTGGTCATAAGAATTTGTGCATCATGCAAACGAGCAGCTTTCTCGATCTTGTTCTTGATGATAGTAAGTGTATTCATGTTGTTACTCCTGAAGATAGGGTGGTTTATTCCCCCGTTCCTTCAGTCGTGTGCGTCCCATGGGTAGCATTCAGGTGTTGATTCCTTCATGACCTCAATCAATTCCACCTTATATTCAGGGGGAATATTCTCGTTTGTCCTCATCCGAAGCATAACTGCATCAGCTTGAGCACATGTGAGCGATGAATAGAATAGAAATTCTAGCATGAGATGAACGGCTCCGTTCCGCGACTTACTTGCGTCCCACCCTAGAGCGGGATGAACGTATGGTTAGTATAGCACTAACAGTATTATTTATCAAGTCTTTTAAGATATCTGTCAGATTCTACATCAGTAATCAAGGTCATACCAGATTCAATAAAGTCTTGACCCTTGTCAACACTATGCCTGGTGTTACGCTCCTCTTCCTGCTGTCGTTGCTTTCTCTTTTCATTGTCCCACATAGTTTCAGCAAGAGGATTTCCCTCTTGCCCTGCTTCAGTTAACAATTCATCATAAAGAGAATCCAGCGAAGGTGTTTTCTGTGATGTCTTGTTTGATTCCGCCGACGACATAGCTTTCAATCTCCGTTTCTTGTGGTGCATTTTGCTGACCTTTACTATTTAACCAGTGCTCGGTCCAAGGCAATGGGTTATTCTTAGCAGGGATATCATAGATAGAATCCAAACCAATCGCTTTCATACGACGATTAGCAATCCACTCAACGTAATTATTAAGAAGACGATCGTTAAGACCGATCATAGATCCATTCTTAAACAGATACTCTGCCCAAGATTTTTCTTCATTGACAGTGCGTTTAAACATATCAATAACATAATCTTTCTCTTCAGATGCAATCATTTTCATCTCGGGATCATCACCCTGCTTCCATTTGTTTAGGATGTTTTGGGTGATAACAAGATGCTGATTTTCATCTCTAGCAATAAGAGATAGAATTTTAGCAGATCCTTCCATGAGTTTATTCTCACCGAAGGCAAAAGAGCAGGCAAAGGAAACATAGAATCGGATTCCTTCAAGGATGTTGACATTGGCAACTGCTCTATAGAGTTTTCTCTTGAGTTCTGTGCGCTCAATCTTGCCTGAGATATGTCCATCTCTTGCAAGCTCCCACATCATACCATTATCATATTGATGTGCTTCAGAAATAAACTCATCATAGGATTGTGTTACAGAAGCAGCTCGCTCCATTACTTTCTCATCATCTAAGATAGTATCAAATACCTCTGAAGGATCTGAATATACATTCTTGATAATGTATGTGTAAGAGCGACTATGAATCATCTCCATAAACTGCCACACATTCATACATGCTTCTAACTCGGGTAGTGAGCAATAAGGAGTAAAAGCCATACCAGGACCACGCCCTTGTACAGAATCCAGCATGATCTGGTATTTAAGATTGCTGGTAAAAATGTGCTTCTGTTGCGCTGTAAGCTTCTGGTAGTCGGCACGATCCTTCTGAAGGGATACTTCTTCAGGTCTCCAAAAATACCCGAGTTGCTGTTGCGTAAGTTTGTCAAAAACTGGATACTTGTATGAATCATATCTCTGGACTCCCAGAGGTTGACCAAAAAACATAGGTTGTTTCTTGGTGTCTACTTTTTGTTTGTTGAATACTGTCATTCCATTTAATTCTTTAGACTTTGCAACTGTCACAGTCGTCTTCCTCCGATTGTAGTATGTCTTCTATAAGTTTGTCAACATCACTTGGATCTTCAATAGGAGGAGCATCCTTCTTAGCATCATATGTATTCTGATAATAAGATGTCTTCCAACCATACTTGTATGTGGTTAGAAGATCTTGCGCCATCACAGATACAGGGATCTCATTATCAGTATAATTTTCTGGATTGTAACTCCAGTTACCACTGATTGCCTGATCAAAGAATTTCTGCATTACAGCAGTAACTTTGATATATCCATCGTTAGAAGGCATATCCCATAAGAGAGTATATGCATTCTTTAGAGTGGTATACTGTGGAACAATCTGCTTAAGAGGTCCCTTCTTTGATTTTTTAATGGACAAGTAGTCTCTAGGTGGCTCGATTCCATTGGTTGCATTTGACACAACGGAACTAGATTCCGATGGCATTTGTGCGGACAGTGTTGAGTGCCTAAGACCATGTTGTCTGATTCGCTCGCGAAGAAACTCCCAATCACACTGTAACTCATTTGGTACAATTTCATCGACTTCATTCTTATATGTATCAATTGGAAGAATTCCATCTGCATACTTTGTGCGATCAAAATATCCACACTTTCCTTTCTCCATTGCCATATGATTTGATGCAGTCAAAAGACCATACTGAAAACGCTCAGTCAATTCATGGACAAGACTCCATGCCTTAGGTTGATCATAACGAGCATCATTCTTAGCAAGATAGTGTGCCAATCCAATGAAACCAATACCAAGAGAGCGGCGATTGATTGTAGACTTCTCTGCTGCCTTAACAGGATAGTCTTGATAATCAATCAGAGCATCTAGTCCACGCACCGCAAGGTCACATAAGTCATCTAACTCATCGAGACTCTTTAGTTTACCTACGTTGATGGCAGAGAGAATGCATAGAGCAATCTCACCAGCGCCATCGATGTGTTGAATCGGATCTGTAGGCAGGGTAATTTCCTGACACAGATTGGACATGTTTACCTTATCCTTGAAAGAAGAGTGTGAATTGCAGTGGTCGATATTCATGATGTAAAGACGACCAGTCTCTGCTCTCTCCTTAAGAAGTGCAAGAATTAATTCTTGTGCCCCGATAGTCTTTCTTGGAGTAAACTTATCTGATTCATAGCGTACATAGAGATCGTCAAATGAATCAGTACCAAAAGCATCATAGAGACCTGGTACGTCATGCGGTGAGAATAAGCTAATCTCTCCATTCGCAATGAAACGCTCGTAGAAAAGTTTTGAAATTTGGATGGAGTAGTCAAGTTTCCTCACTCGATTATCTTCTGTGCCCTTATTGTTTTTGAGAACAATAATATCTTCTATCTCTTGGTGCCAGATTGGGAAGTGGACTGTTGCTGATCCTCCACGAATCCCATTTTGCGTGCAGCATCGTACAGTTGATTCAAACTTTTTAAGGAAAGGAACAACACCTGTGTGAGCGACTTCTCCGTTTCTGATCTTAGCGTTGATGCCACGGATTCGACCTGCGTTGATACCGATGCCTGCACGTTGAGCAACATAGTAGCCAATCGCCATGTCACTAGAAAAGATACTATCGAGGGTGTCATCGACATCAACAAGAACACAGCTAGCAAACTGTCGAAGAGGGGTCCTGACCCCTGCCATGACGGGTGTGGGGATGTTGATTTTGTGCTTTGAGATTGCGTTGTAGTATCGTTTGACATAATCTAGACGATAGAAAGGATCATCATCTTGAAAAAGTGTCGCAGCAATCATCATATACATGAATTGGGGAGTCTCATAGATTTCCCCAGTGCTGCGATCTTGGACAAGATATTTGTCGCAGACCTGACGCATACCTGCATAGGTAAACAAATAGTCGCGGTCGTGATCGACGTAACTATTTAACTTACTCCATTCTTCTTCAGTATATTTACCGACAATTACATCGTCATATACTTTCTTTTCCACACATTTTTTGACGTGCTCAAGAAGAGGGGGACGACCATCTGGGTGACCATTGTATACTGCCTTCCTCAAACTAAACAGAAGCAAACGAGCAGCAACAAACTGGTAGTTAGGTGCTTCCAATGAGATCAGATCATTAGCAGACCTAATGAGGATCTCCTGCACGTCTCTAGTTTCAATCCCATCAAAGAATTGAAGACCTGCATTCATCTCAACCTGACTCTCAGAAACACCTGCAAGTCCATTGCAAGCGTGCTCTACCATCACATGAATCTTATCTAGATTCAGTTTCTCGGTTTCACCATTTCGTTTTACAACTTTGATACCGTTACTCATACTCGCTTCCATTCAGTAAACTTTACTTTTGCTTCTAACCCTTGGTAGACATTAGATTCTACCAAATTTCTTATATCATGTCCAGCAAGGATCATATCATTTAAATCTTTTTGGTCTAGGTTTATAGGCCAAATAACTACCTTGTCACCGTTATCGATTGTGTTTGAGATTCGGTCACATATCTGGATGTTACGAGGTTCGTTATCAAAAATATAGACACAATCCCAATTATAACTGGAGACATCCACATCAGCACCACACATCGCCACACTGTTGGGGACAAAGAATGAATCGAAGGGTCCTTCAGTAATGAATACGGTTTTTGTATCATCAATTTTGTTGAGTCCATAAATCTTAGGGCGATCCTCATCTAACATGATAGTTAGGTATCTCATCTTATCAGTTGCATCAAGGGATCTTCCCTGATATCCAAACCAATTTCCTTCTTTGTCAATGAAAGGAATAATTATGCGAGGGTGATCCTTCTTGACATTCTTGAAAGTTGGTTTCTGATCATTAGTCCATTTACAAAACTTCTCAGCGTAGTATAAATCTGAAAATTTAGATTCAGGAATACCACGACCAAGAAGATATCCTTGTGCTGGGTGATCACTATTTAGCGATTCAATTGTTGGCAAACTTGTTTGCTTTTTTACAAACTTTGGTTTACTAAATTTGAATTCTGGATCGGCAACATTACGCCCTTTACCAGTTAGACCCTGCTTGTAACGCTCCATGATATATTCATCATGAAGGTCATTAGCATTCTCCTTCAGAAAGTTTCCAAACGACCTTCCTACGCCACAGTTATGGCACTTGAAGACTAGTCCACTCTTCTTAGCGAAGAAGTATCCTCTCGTCTTATTACGATACTTCTCAGAGTCACCACAATAAGGACACCGAAAAGTATATACACCGTTTCTAATCTGCTTGAATTTCTCAAGACGAGAGGAAACTAGGTTTGCATAAGCTACATCAATCAACCGATAAACCTAATGACCTCAGGTTTAATATTAGCATTGGATTGCGCTGGTGTCAACAGTTTCACGATAGGTGGAACCACTTGTAATACTGCCACAAGGGTCGCGAGGACTGCTCCTGCACCGATAACAAACTTTGCGTTGGTATCCACTTTCTTCTGGATCTTACTGATCCTATTCTGAACCATTTCATGATCCTTGTCATGTCTTTCCTTCATCTCTTCCAGCATACCGATGATAAGTTTATCGGCACGTTCGGATTCATCCAAACGATTTTCATGGCGCTCTAAGATTACAGCAACTCTGTTGCTGTTTTCTGAAATTGTTCCTACTGCTCTTTCGAGCTTGTCAAGCATCTCTTTAGAGAGATCTTCATAAATGTCCAGTTTACTTTCTAAAACTGCTAATCTACCAAGACCGAATGCCATTATCTTGTCGCGTCCTGCTCGGCACCAGCGCGAGCCTGCTTTTTAATTTGTGCCGTTTTCATAGAGAGTTGTTTTGCTAATTCTTTTTGTTTGAGTTGAATCTTCTTTTTCTCCATGGAGATTTTCTGCTGAGCCATCTGATTCTTCATCGCCTGCTCATTCTCATTAACATTACGAAGTGCTTTCTGTCTCTTATCCATAAAGAATTTACCTGCTTCACCAGGAAAAATTCTTTCAATACTAATATTGCCTCTATAACGAGGGTTAATAAGTAGACGAAGTTTCTGTCTCAGTTCTGCAGGAGAGTTTGCAAAGATAACAGTCTCACCAACTTCAGGAATATCAACTTTATATTGAAATAGTCTAGAAGGCATCGTAGGATTTTCCTTGGACTCACCCAATTTATTACCTGGAGCAACTAATTTTTTGGCATCTTTCTTTTTTAATTTGCCACGAAATTTCATGACAGGATCATAACCTGCAGTAGGACCCGTAGCGGAATCACTACCAGTAAATCCAGTTGTCATCATTTCTTCTTTCATAGTAGTTGCAATTCTTTTTGAATGTCTTCATCTATATCAAGATCTTTCATCATACCCAAAGGGTATTTATTCAAAAATGTTAAAAAGGTTTTTAACATGCACCAGTATTCCCTCTCTAATTTAAAAAAGAGTAATGGTGTAGTCGCTTCGCCAAAAACATTATAAAGAATAATGAGGTGGTTAACAATAAGATGAGTTCTAAGAGCACCACCTTTCAAGTATCTTTTAAATAATCGTTTAAGATATTTAAACCGTTTCATATCTTCATCAAAATCCTCTCGCGTTACACAATGAGGATTTTCATAATGTTTCATAGCGAAGAGAATGTAGTTTCCCTCATTCAATTCGCTAAACATATGCTATCAACTTCCGAAGGTCAGTGTTGCTGCGCCATCAGAGATGACTTCCTCAGTACCACCTGCAGAGGTGATCTTGACACGATACTTATAACCGTCAAGACCATCTGCAGCAAGAGCACTGTATGCCAGAGTCGCAGTAGTGAAGTCTGCATAGGTGATACCTGTATCGGTATTAGCAGCAATATTAACCCAACGAGTTGTTGCTGCTGCAGTCTGACGCTGCCACTGATATGCAAGAGCACCAGGTGTGCCTGTTGTCGTAGTGGTGAGGGTGAATGTACCAGCGCCAGAGGAGCTAGTAGATGCTGCAGGTTGTGCAGAGATGGTTACTGCCGATGCAACGTCTGCTGCAATAGTGTCATCTGCTTGTGTCTCAGTGCCATCAGGATTGCTGATGAAGGCAAGACATTCTGCCTTGTGACGAGTATTACCAGCGCCATCGGTGTAGGTCTTATATGCCCACCAACCAGGACCAGTGATACCACGAGAAGCATTCTCGTTTAATACTGCTTCAGCAGCATCAATAAAAACAATAGTTTCCGAAACAGAGCCACTGCCGTTACCACGGGCGAGTCCTGCTTGAGTCTTATTTGCGTTGCTGTCAGTTCTCCCGTAAAGAGACATGGGTTACTCCGTATTAATTCCTAATATATTTATTTATAAAAAAAGGGGACTAC